TCAAGATCTCATGCTCACAAAATCCAGGCAGCAGTTGCTATGGAACAGAGAGCAAAAGAGATGGGCAAGTCTTCAGAAGCAGCAGTTTATAGAAAATATATAAACTCAATGAAGAAGAAGACAAAGAAGATGAACGAGGGTTGGTCTGATAATTATAAAAAATCGATCAACTGTGACAACCCAAAAGGATTTTCTCAGAGAGCACACTGTCAAGGCAAAAAGAAATCTCTTAAAGAATTTTTAGATAATTGATATATAGTTTAGACCCTACGAGGTGTAGCTATGTTATCATTCCTACTTCCACTTGCTTCAAAGATTATTTCTGACGCAGTAAATAAAATTCCTGAGAATGAAGAGTTGGGTGAAAAATTGATTGATGTTTGTCTCGTAATTCTTGGTAAAGCAGTTAAGCTTACTAAGACTGATATGGATGATCAACTTCTTGAGGTGGTTACAAAGGCTATCAAGGCTAGAGAAGAGTAATACTACTTTAATATAAATATTAAAAAGAAAGTAACTTACAAGGGCACAAGACATGGCACTTTGGGGAAACAACGACAATGTGGGATCTGCAGGCACAGTTTCCCTGAATTATAGCACTGGAGTCGTCACCGGTTCTGGTACGTCATTTGGTATTGACGGTGGTTGTTCTGAAGGAGATGTGATCAGATTTGGTACTAGAGGTAGTGGTAACACCTATTATGGTGATGCTGTCATCGTAAGTATTGCAAACTCTGAGTCACTGACCATCGGTTCAACCATGGGTCTGAGCGGTGCAGCCATTGCTGGAAAGAACTTCACCGTATCTCAACTTCCTAAATCAAGTGTACTTGATTCTAAGTACAGTGAAAACTCATACGGAACGGATGATTCATTCGTATACGGTGTGAACACAGGTGGTGAAGGTATCACCGCAGATACTCAATTCGCAGTTGCTGCAGAAGGTTGGGTTGGTGTTACTACCTATCTTGACAACCTTGGTAACCTGAGAGTCAAGAAAGAAACCCTTGTCGCAATGTCTGGTATCACTACAGGTGGTGTCGCCTACCCAACAGCTGAATGATAAATGCTTTTTAATGAATTGAACGAGGAAAATTTCCTCATCTTTGCTATTAAAAATTATGAAAATCCACAAGCTGTCACAAGGGAGGATTTTGATAAAGATCTGAGTCGATTCAGATATATCAAAAGACTCCTCAAACGATATAAAAGTGGAGGAGAATTAAAGGTTCATCTTTTAATTAATCACTTTATTATTCTGTATAATATTTTTGGTGATGCAACAACTCCAATGTTGTTCTATAAGATTGATAAGAGTCTTTGGTCGTCAATTAAAACATTTATAGTCTTCCTTGACAAACTACCAGACTATCCCAAGTCTTATATTCATGAGATCGACTTAGATCAAACATGTTTAGACGCTTTAAATGGTATAACTAATGGATAAAGACAAAATCGACAGGTTTATTGATGCGTTTCGTTCGGCAATGTATAGTGAGTTCAGTGTCAATGAGGAAGGCATGGTGGCAAATGGTCCTGGGGGATCTGGGGGATTTAGTGGCTCCTCCCCTGCTGCTGGCCCTACTGCTGGTTTTGACCCCACTATGAAGGGATCTGTTCAAAAGCGTCAAAATGAATATCTAAAGTTGGACGGTAGGAATAAGTTCGTTAAGAAAGCAATAAAAGATTTGATGGATAGGAAACAGAAGAGAGCAAATAAAAAAGCAGTTAAGAGAGCCATGGATTTCAATCCATACTTCAAACCGCAGAATGGACAATCAAGTTAAGATAGCAGTACTGGAACAAAAACTTGAGGACATGAAGGTTATTGTCCTCAGGATTGATACGGCCATCCAGAAATTATCTGAGGTAAATACAACTGTGAGTAGGATGCTTGCAGTCCATGAAGAACGCATATCGAAACAAGAAGAAATCGACACAGTATTGTTTGCTAAAATTGACAAACTCCGTGATAAAATGGACGGGGATCATGAGCTCGTATTGCAAAGAATACGTGAAGTAGAAAAACGTGTATGGATGGCAGTGGGTGGTCTCGCTGTCGTGACCATTGGCATTAGAGTTATGACAGTGTTCCCTAACCTCTTGACAAACCCTCCTGAAGTATCTACAATAGAAAGACTATATTCCAAGTGATATGGATTTTATTGATGTTAAGTACATCAATCTGATTTCCTCTAGATTACCCAAATTCAAAAAGGTTAAACCACATCTGTACAACTTCCGTTGTCCTATCTGTGGTGACAGTCAGAAACACAAGAATAAGGCACGAGGGTATTTGTATCGGGTCAAGAACAATACCAACTTTAAGTGTCACAACTGTGGTGTCAGTGTGTCGTTCAATAGTTTCTTAAAGGATCTAGACCCTGAGACACATAAGGAGTATGTGTTTGAGAAGTTTAAGGATGGGAAGAGTGGAAAGAATTTTGTTACTGAAAGGCCTGAGGAGATATTCTCCAAGTTGGATTCTTCTAAACCCAACTTTAAAAAGAAAGTCACTATTGATCTCCCTAGCGCTTTTGATATCAACACCTCAAAGGTATACCTTGAACGCAGAGCAATATTCAGTGGTAATTTCTACTACTCAGAAAACTTTCAAGATTTTGTAAACACAATCAAACCAGGCACTTTTGAAAATACAAAGTATGGTGAGGAAAGAATTGTTATTCCTCTTGTCAGGAATGAGAAACTTATAGGGATTCAAGGAAGAGCCCTATCTTCAAACCCTATTAAATACTTAACCATCATGTTAGATGATGACGAACCAAAGATCTATGGACTCGACTCAGTTGACACAAAACAACCAATCTACATCATCGAAGGACCCTTCGACTCCACATTCGTGGAAAACAGTGTTGCCATGTGTGGGGCTGACATTGATGTTGGGTCGTTTGGTTGGAGCGATTATATTTGGGTTCTTGATAATGAACCTAGGAACAGAGAAATCGTCAACCGAGTCTCCAGAGCCATCGATAGAGGAGATAAGGTAGTCATCTGGCCGGCCAATATCACACAAAAGGATATTAATGACATGATTCTATCTGGACACAATGTTCAGAATATTATAGAATCTAATGTCTACCAAGGATTACAAGCAAACTTAAAATTTACCACCTGGAAAAAAGTATGACAAACGGATTGAAGGTTAAGAAGAGAAACGGATCAGTAGAAAAGCTTGATCTGGATAAGATGCATAAGATGGTAGACGAGGCTTGCAAGGGTCTCGCTGGTGTCTCCTCAAGTCAGGTAGAGATGACATCAGGTATTCAGTTCTACGACGGTATTACTACAGAGGAGATTCAAGAGATCCTTATTAAGTCTGCTAGTGACCTGATTGATCTTGAACATCCAAACTATCAGTTCGTTGCTGCACGTCTTCTTCTATTTGCTGTTCGTAAACAGCTGTATGGAAAGATGCATACTCTTCCTACTCTGGTTGATCACATTCAGAAACTGGCATATGAAAATGTGTACGACAAAACAATCTTCTCTAAGTATTCTCTAGAGGAGATTGAGAAGGCAGAAAGTTATATCGATCATGGTCGTGATTACATGTTCACGTATGCTGGTCTGAGACAGGTTGTGGATAAATACCTAGTCCAAGATAGGAGCACCGGGACTGTCTACGAGACTCCTCAGTTCATGTACATCATGATCGCTTTGACTATCTTCCAAGAATATCCTAAGGAAACTAGGATGTCATACGTCAAGAGGTACTATGACGCAATCTCCCGACACAGAATCAACATCCCCACACCAATCATGGCCGGGGTCAGAACACCCCTGCGTCAGTTTGCATCTTGTGTTCTCGTTGATGTTGATGACACCCTCGATAGTATCTTTAGCAGCGATATGGCTATTGGTCGGTATGTCGCACAGAGGGCTGGTATCGGTATTAACGCGGGTAGAGTCCGTGGAATCAACTCTAAAATCAGAGGCGGAGAAGTTCAACACACTGGTGTTGTTCCATTCCTTAAGAAGTTTGAATCAACTGTACGATGTTGCACGCAGAATGGGATTAGAGGTGGATCAGCAACAGTCCACTTCCCAATCTGGCACCAAGAAATAGAAGACATTCTTGTTCTCAAGAACAACAAAGGCACAGAGGATAACCGTGTTAGAAAACTTGACTACTCAATCCAACTCTCCAAACTCTTCTACGAAAGATTCATTACTAACGGAGAAATTTCCCTCTTCAGTCCTCATGATGTGCCTGGGCTCTATGATGCTTTTGGTACTGATCGCTTCGATGAGCTTTATGTACACTATGAGAGAGCTCAGGACGTACCAAGAAAAACTGTCGGAGCTCAAGAACTCATTCTTGATCTACTGAAAGAGAGAGCAGAGACTGGTCGTATCTACATCATGAACATCGACCACTGTAATAGTCACTCCTCATTCAAAGACAAGGTAAATATGTCTAATCTTTGTCAGGAGATTACTCTTCCCACAGAACCACTGAATCATATTGACGAAGAGATGCCAGGTGAGATTGCCCTGTGTATTCTGTCAGCTGTCAACATAGGTAAGATCAAGTCCGATGAGGAACTAGAAGACCTGTGTGACCTGTCTGTGAGGGGTCTGGAGGAGTTGATTGACTATCAGGAGTATCCTGTGAACGTTGCAGAAGTTGCAACTAAATCACGTCGTTCCCTTGGTATTGGTTATATCGGACTTGCCCACTACCTTGCCAAATTAGGATTCAGCTATGACTCACAAGAAGCATGGGATGCGGTTCATGGACTGTCAGAGTCCTTCCAGTATTACCTTCTAAAATCCTCCAATGAAATTGCCAAGGAGAAGGGACACTGCGAGTACTTTGGTCGCACTAAGTACAGTGATGGGATCCTTCCTATCGACACGTACAAGACAGACGTTGATGAGATTACTACACAACCTCTTCAACATGATTGGGAAGCGCTTAGAGAGTCGATTCTGGCTCACGGACTACGGCACTCAACATTGTCTTCTCAGATGCCATCAGAGAGCAGTTCCGTTGTGTCAAACGCAACGAATGGGATTGAACCACCTAGAGACTATTTGTCCATTAAGAAGAGTAAGAAAGGACCCCTTAAGCAGATTGTACCATCTTACACTACTCTTAAAAACAATTACACACTCCTCTGGGAAATGAAGAGTAATGAGGGGTATATTAATGTGGTTGCTGTTATGCAAAAGTTCTTTGATCAAGGTATCTCTGGTAACTGGAGTTACAATCCAGAGAACTATGATAACAATGAGGTCCCCGTGTCTCAAATGGCAAATGACCTTTTGACTACATATAAGTATGGTTGGAAGACTTCTTATTATCAGAACACCTACGATGCCAAAACAGATGAGGTGATAGAAGAGAAGTCCGAACTCAATACGTTGTTAAGCGAACTAGAATCAGTAGAGGAGGGAGAGTGTGAATCCTGTGCAGTTTAAGGTTTCATCTGTAGAAGACAAGAAGATGCCAGAAGTGAAAGGTATGACGGTGTTCAACACCGAAGTTCATGACAACAAAAAACAACCCATGTTTTTTGGAAAACCCCTAGGGGTTCAAAGATACGACTCTTATAAGTATCCTATCTTTGAGAAGATGACGACAACACAATTAGGATACTTCTGGAGACCAGAAGAAGTATCTCTTCAGAAGGATAGAGCAGACTATCAAACACTCAGACCAGAACAAAAACACATCTACACTTCCAACCTGAAGTATCAGATCATGCTCGACTCTATTCAGGGTCGTGGTCCTGGTATGGCATTCATCCCCTACTGTTCTCTTCCTGAACTGGAAGCTTGTATGGAGGTGTGGGGATTTATGGAGATGATCCATAGTCGTTCCTACACATACATCATCAAAAATATCTACGCTGATCCATCTGATATTTTTGATCATATTATTACTGACGACAGAATTCTTGAGAGAGCCAAGAGTGTAACTCAAGCCTATGATGACTTTATCAACATCGCACAAGAGTGGGGTGGTGGTAATATGTGGTCCGAGGATTTCCGTGGTTCAGATGCGAGGAAGTATGCACTTAGAGAAGTCAAGAGAAAACTCTTCAGAGCTGTCGCGAACGTTAATATTCTTGAGGGTATTAGGTTCTATGTTAGTTTTGCTTGCAGTTTTGCATTTGGTGAACTCAAACTTATGGAGGGATCTGCAAAGATTATTTCCCTCATCGCGAGAGATGAGAATCAACACCTTGGTATCACCCAAAACATTATGAATAAGTGGAAGGCTGGTGATGATCCTGACATGGCAGAGATCATGAAGGAAGAGGAAGAGTGGTTGATTATGATGTTCGACAAAACTGTTGACGAAGAGAAGAGATGGGCAGACTATCTCTTCAAGGATGGGTCCATGATTGGTCTTAACGACGCACTTCTCAAGAAGTATGTTGAGTGGGTTGCCAATCGTAGAATGAAAGCAATTGGTCTGAAGCCTATTTACGATGTTGCTGCAAAGAATAATCCACTTCCTTGGACACAGCACTGGATTTCTTCTAGGGGTCTTCAAGTCGCCCCACAAGAAACAGAAGTTGAGTCCTACGTCGTCGGAGGAATCAAACAGGATGTCAAGAAGGACACCTTCTCAGGATTCAAACTCTGATCTCATAGGTGACTGGAATGACTATGCTCTGGGTCTCTACATGGAGGCCCAGAAAATTAGTGCGAAAAAAATTGATGACTACATATTTCAGGACTATGAAGAATAGTGAGTGTGTGACTACGACAACCCCTGGATCTATTTGGGCAATCCCTTTGATGGGTCTCTTATTGGGGACAACTATGGCTTTGTTTATCTCATTACCAATAAGTCAAACCAACGACAATACATTGGGAGAAAGTATTTCTGGTCGTTTAGAAAACCGCCAGGAAAGAAACGTAAAGTGAAGTCAGAGTCTGACTGGAAAAAATACTATGGGTCATGTCCTGAACTAAAGGAAGATGTCATCAAGTATGGTAAGGATAATTTCTCCCGTGAGATTTTGTCCCTACATAATACCAAGGGAAAGGTAAACTTTGAGGAGACCCGACAACTGTTTCTCAAAGAGGTGTTGTCTCAGAGGTTGACAGATGAGACACCCCTATACTACAATTCCAATATCCTCGGACGGTACTACCGTAAGGATTATTTTAATGTTTAATCAAGTTTTTATTTTATGACTAGCAAGATTATCTCTTCAACTCTGATGGTGACTGCAGTGTTTGCAACTGCTGCTTGTGCAGGATCTACATCACTAGAGGCTGAACTGAATGATATTACTGGCCAACAAGATGTCAATGTCAGTGTAAACCAAGACAAGGCAGTGCCCATTCAAAAAATGGTAGAGAAGTGGGACTGTCCTGGTTGTAACTCTAATGAACGTTATGTTCTGAGTAAGCTCCAAGATTACACTAAAATTACTGATCGTAATGCACTATCAACTCTGATGGGTAACATCAGATCAGAATCTAACTTCCATGCTAACATCTGTGAGGGTGGTGCAAGGGTCCAATATAACCAGTGCTACAGTGGTGGATATGGATTGATTCAGTGGACCACTGCTGCCAGATATAGGGGTCTCGGATCTTTCTGTAGGAAGTATGGATGTGACCCAAGTAGTCTAGAAGGACAAGTGAGATACATGGTGAATGAGAACCAGTTCCAGAAAGTTCTTCCTGAATTTGAGGGTAACGGAAATACAATCCGTCAATATATGGTCCCCGCATTCTACTGGTTGGGATGGGGAATCAAAGGGTATCGTGAGTCTTATGCTCATGATTACTATGCCAAAATGGAAAGGGTCACAGTTCCCTTGACAGATACCTGATTACCTCTTATAGTGTAATCACTGGGCCGTTAGTTCAGATGGATAGAACAACAGCCTTCTAAGCTGTGTGTCGCAGGTTCGAGTCCTGCACGGCCTGTTGGGGATTGATCATCCCCATTGGGAGTGACAGAACAACCCTTGTGGAGGCACGGGGTAATGTATATTAGGACAGGGGTGGTGCCCGCTACTACGGTAGAACTCTAACCAGGAGGTCCGAAAGTCTGAGTGACCCTTTGGATTCATAAGTGATTCCCACTCGGTAGAGGTAAAATGTATTCCTCTCTCCCCACCAATTCAATTATCAATCATGAATGTAACTTTATCCAATTATATCTACGTCGTTGATGATGTCCTCACAGAGGACTTCTGTAATCATTTGATTGAACGATTTGAAAATGATAGTCGGATAGAATTCGGCATGATTGGTGATGAAGAAAATAAAAGAGTCGATAGATCTATTAAAGACTCTATGGATCTCCAAATCTCCAGTCTTGATGATTGGAAAGATGAAGATGAAGTTCTATTTAAAGCGCTGAATAAACACATTAAAATTTACCTTCAGCAGACGGATTTTTTAAATGATCCACATGGTATCTGTTTTGATCAATTAACTGATACTGGATATCAAATACAACGTACAACTCCAAGTGCAGGATACACCTGGCATCATGATAGTATGCAGGGTGAATATGTAAGAATACATGGAATGAGACATTCCACATTCATTTGGTATCTTAATGATATAAAGAAGGATGGTTACACTGAATTTGTAGATGGTACTAAGGTACAACCAAAGACCGGTAGAATGTGTATCTTTCCTTCTCTTTGGAACTATTATCATCGTGGTTATCCACCACTTGATGAGACCAAATACATAGTCACGGGATGGCTACACGCTTAATGGACCCAATTGAACTTCTACGAATCATCAGTTGTCTTGAGAGTGCACATCATCATCTGAGAATCAATGAC